TTCTTACCCGTTAATATTCCAAATCTTTTACCAATATATCTTTCTTCTGGCTTTCTCCTTAATCCATATTTTTTAGCGTACTGCGAAACGCAAGCCTCGCTAATGCCCAGTTCTTGTGATATTTCTCTTTGGCTCTTATTTTCTAAATGAAGCATTTGCTTTAATTTTTCATGAGTAATCATGGGTAATCTCCAGTAGGTGTAAAGTTTGACGTAATACTATACACAAGTTTTCTGGATATACATCAATTTATCCAAGAGCGTAATTCCTAAAACATCAAATTTCACATGCCCCAACGCTTCTAAGTCAGACATTTCCAACCCAGCAATTTTTTCTGATGACCCTCTCTGTTTTACCATTGGGCAAACCAATTTTAACGGTGCCGCCGATATAACAACACCAGCAGCATGTTTTCCCTGTGTTTTGAATGTTCCCTCAATATTAATGGCTTGCTCAAAGTATTCTGCATAGTTACCTTCTAGCTTACCAGTTTCTCCAATATAGCAGAAGTCTCTGAGATCATTAGCGTTGTTAATTAACGCCCATTTGATAATTGATCTTTCTTCATCATCCATGTCTGCTAACTGGTCAGAAATTTCAGCCTCGTTGGGGATACTCTTAGTGATAGCATTCATCTCCGCAAAAGAACACGCCTCATTGATTCTCAAAACTTCTTTAATCGCACTTCTTCCACGTAGCCTACCAAACGTAATCATTTGACTAACGTGTTCATGACCATACTTGTTCTTCAAATAGTCAATAACTTCATCACGCTTATTACCGGGAACATCCATATCAATATCAGGTAAAGATATGTGATCGGCAGTATTTCGTCCAGCATTATAAAATCTTGCGAATAGTAGATCAAACTCAATAGGATCGATCTTTGTAATACCAATAAGATAAGAAATCAATCACCCAGCCGCTGAACCTCTACCGGGACCAGCAAGCCAACCCTGACTTTCAACATAATGAATAATGTCTTGGACGATTAGGAAGTACCCGAACAAATTCGCATTCTTAATTACGTCAAATTCTTCTTTGAATCTTTCTAGGTATTTCTCCTTATCTTCCTTCTTAGAAACCTTATCATTCTCAATCAATAGGTTTTTCCACCCAACCCTACAAAGCTCTTTCAAATAATCCTCTTCTGACTGACCATTTGGACACTTAAACTTGGGTAGAATTGGCTTATTCAATATGTTGTAATCTTCACACTGGTTATAGATTGACTCTAATTCAGATGTGTCAAAATCTTTCGACTCCTCTTTGTCGAACACGTAGAAATGATCGAACATGAAGTAGTCTAATTTATCATGGTGTTCTTTAGGAAATGATGACTGAACATTAACACTGCCATTCTTATCTTTTTTGATTTGCTTAAGAATTTTTGGTAGTGTTGTTTTCATGTCTGAACATAATAGGATACGATGAAGTTTTGCGTCTTCTTTATTTGTATAATAGCTATTTCGAAACTCACCATTAGACTTGGTAATCTTAATCAGGTTATTTCTAGATAGTATCTTATTTAAGAGTCCACTTGGCAATTCGCTATTTTCATCAAAAGATGATACTAGCTCTATAAGATCATGCCACCCATCTTTATTCTTAGCAAAAACCTTAAAGTCATCAAATGAGCAACCTATGATGGGCTTGATACCAGCCTGCTTGCAGGCTTTATAAAAGGAGATAGCTCCAGAAATGGTTTTATAATCACAAATACCACAGGCAATATACCCATTGATCTTGCACTTTTCTGCTAGCTCGTCGGGCTTAGAAAACCCACGCAATAGACTATAATGAGTATAATTATTCAAAGGGAACCAAGCAAACATTTTTTCTCCTATTCGCAACGTGTATGCTTACGCCATCAAGCTATTATAGCATCGAAACAAAAACTTTGCTATCCAACTATACCTGCAAAGTCAAGAAATTATCAATGCCCATCTGTTCAATTAGTTTTAGAAAACCTTCATAAAGCTCAATACCATCTTCGCTGCCCTGTAATAGCTCAATGAACATATTAGCAGTAATTTCATCACCAACCGCTCTGGCTGCAACTATTGTTGCTCTTTCAGCAGCCGAAGCTTCTCTGACGGAATCAAGATTATACTGGATCATAGCAATCATGTCGTGACGTTTCCAAACTGGAGGATTTAATACTAATGGTTGATAATCAACATCGAAAAATTCTAGTCTTTTGATATTGATTGCAGCATGTGTTTGCTCTTGAATAGCATCTTCTTTAAAAATTGCTGCTAATTTCTTATAACCCCACCTCTGAAGGTGTTCAGCCTGTGCAGTTAAAACGGTTGTCTGCTGCCAGTGAATATTAAGTGAAGTCTTGATTAATTCTATCACTGTGTCACTAGAATAACCGGCAACATCTTGAGCTTGTGAATCAAGCAATTTTTCTATAGATTGTTTCGACATATTGTTTTCCTTTTAAGTTTTGTTTTTATTATTACCAGCTTTTACAAGCCCAATATCTAGCCTTCCACTTGGGACCGGGATTATCGCAGTTCATTCTAGCTCTAAAGCTTTTTCTTCGTTCTGGAATATTCTTTTTGATAGTCATATTGGGATCACCAAATCGAACAATTACAACGTTCCCACTTTCATTTTTAACATATACAGCAAACTTTTTGGGGCCATTTGATGTTCTAAATGGTTTATTTAGTGTTACTTTATGACCTTGATATTCTGACGCATTAGATTCATCCTCATATTTACCCGGCTCATAATACTTAACAAAGTCGTACACATTCTGTAAATAGATTTCAGCCTTGGAGATCATATCTTTTGTCCAATCTTCAAATTCTACCGGAATCTGCATATTTTTAATTCTAGCAACCACTTCCATAATCTGGTCGTGCATTTTCATAATTTGCTCAACAGCCATTTCGCTATCACCAGACTGAGCCTTTTTAAATGCATCTTTTTCTGGGCGGTCTGGATCTCCCGGTTGTGCTGGTTTATATTTTTTGCCCATTCTTTCTTTTTTCTTGCGAATATTATCCCACAGCCCCGGCTTTGCTTGAGCAACATCCCATTCCTCTGTTTCTTCACCAAAATCTTCATACTCAGCTTCTAGTGGGATATATAGATTTTCTTCACTAATTTCTTCTTCATATCCACTTTCAAGAGTTAATCTAAAATCTGCCGCTTCCACGCAGTCGCAATCGGCTGTTGCTTGATCTAGACAAATAGCAACTCGCTGACTATTATCTGGATATTCTTTTTTCATTACCTCGTCTCTCATACATCTAGCAACGAACTGTGTTTTATCTTCGTCTTTATTTTTCTTAGGAATTGGCATGATATACACCCTCAAGTTTATTAAGTTGGTTGATCTTCATATTATAACAGTTGGCCTTAACTGTAAAGCCATTAGATTTGTCTATTTGTCCACGTTTTAAGTGTTTAGCTTTGGTGAAGTACTCATCCTTATTCATCCACCCCAAAACCCAAGCTCTTCCCCATTTACCATTAATATTTTCTATTCTCACAAAAATGTATCGATCACACTTTTGTTTGATATTATATTCAGCAATTGAACAATCGTAGGTTGGTTTTGGTGCGCTGGTACATCTCTTAGTTTTTACATCATATGTAATTTTGTCGGCATCAACAATGTCATAATCATATGTGTTATTAATAGAACCTTTTATGATTTCATTAGCAACTTCTTCACCTAAAAATCCAGCTATGTTACCATCTCCACTGGTAATAGAATTTTTAAGTTCGCCCATACTCCTAGCTTTTGCCCAAGCCCTCTTTTTCATTTGTTCTGTTATGTTAATTTCAATCATGCTATCACTTTTTTTATTGCAAGCTGTAATATATTATCAATACTATTTGGTGGAATTTTTTGTTCAAAATAATTATAGATGTCTTTTATCATTTGGTGTTCTGGGTCTTGGGTTATTTCAAGCCACCCTATAAAATAGTTCCATATTCTATCTTCTAGAATTAATGGGTATGGAACACCATCTGGTCTACCAAACCTATGAACCCATCTTAATTGTGGTAAGCATATATTTTGTCCACCATTCCTTCTAAATTTTTCTGCTATATATCCTTCTTCTGCCCCAAAGCCTTTAAAATAAGGTGATATTCCCGGCCAATTGTTTTTTTCAAAAGAGCATAATCCCATGCCTTGCATATAAATCTCAAAAGGCTTGTTTGAATTATAACCCTCCGCATTATTGCCCCAAACACCAAACATATCTCCACTCCATTCTTTCTTAAATTCTGTGGAGTAATTAGACAAATCATCATATAAAAGTGGGCCTTGTATAAGATTCTTACAATTTGGATTTTCTGTATAGTAAGCTAATAGATTATTAATAGCATTTTTCTCTAGTAAAACGTGAGAATCTATAATAAGTATATACTTACCATTTGCGTGGTTAACTATTTTGTATTTATTAAATGAGGCTGGTATTTCATTTAATGGAACATAGCGACCCTTCGCCCACCCCTCTATAAATGATTTTGTTTCTGGGCCATGCTTACCGTCTGGATTATTGTCTAATACTACTATTTCAACCTGATCTGTATTTACAATATCATGATACATTCTTAACGCTTGTACGCTAAAATACACGCCGTTAAAATCATCATAGGTACACATTCCAATTGTTAACAATTTTTCAGACATTTTTCACCCCGGTGCGGAATAAAATCCAATATCAAACCCATCTTTTTTGCATTTTTCTATGGTATTATCCATGCCCTCTTTTTTGAGGGTTTCCTCTATATGTATACACATGTTTTTGTCGGTTCCCGGCCAGTTGTTCTTGTAGTAGTGGCATAATCTGGTGCATTTCCAACTCTCACGCTTGGGCGATAGCGGTTGCGGAGTGTTATTTGCCTTAATTTGTTCAAATTTACCCTTAAGCATTTTTAAGAATTTGTCGTGGTCGGACTTATCAAAACACATGGAAAATGGGCCACCATCTTTAATGAAGAAGATGCTCATAATCGACTGTTTATAATCTGGGAAAAGCTTAGAAATAGCATAATTATATAGTAACAATTGGGGGTCTGAGCATAGCTTTTCATACGTCTTTTCTTCGCCTGTAGCCCAATCTAATCTTTTACCCGTCTTCCAATCGATTACTTCAATAATGCCCTCTGAGGACTCTGTAACGAGGTCTATAGTGCCTTTAATAGCTAACTGACCCTTTACCACCTTGCCGTCTGGCATTTTATATTCGTAAAACGCCCAATCCTCATCAATTGGAATATCAAAGTGTGGTTCTGCTGCCACTATCTTTCTAAATCTGGGATCAAATTGACCGTCATTATAGTTTAGGGTATCCCACACTAGCTGAGAACATAGGTTAATGTCAGCTTTTGTGAACGAATGTTCAGAACCCGACGTATAAAATTGATAGCTTTTGGTCAATAATTCTTCCACCGTTGTCTTTTGGAGAAGGTCATCTTTCTTAATTTCTATCCTTCCCACAGCGTCATCTACCAATATCAACTTACTCTTTTTAGGATTGTCCTGTAAATTCTTTTTAAGACCAGCCAAGGACTCCATTACTTTATGAACTATAGTGCCAAGTTCAGCTTTTTTGCCACTACTAGGTTGATGACCCAAAACATAAGTGATAAAATATTGCATCTGACAATATGAGTAGTTATTAAAACTTGATGACCTAATATATGTTACTAGCATTATATGCTCCAAAGAGATGAAATCGAATTTAATTTATCACACAATTGAGGCATAGTGCATTCAGCATTATCAATTACCAAGTCAAATTTAGACCAATCAAACTTATCTTTATCTAAAGCTGTTTCACAATCAATGGTACTATTATGAATATCTCTAGTTAATCTAACAACTATTCCACCGTTGTCCTTAATAACATCAACCTCATTTGGAAATCTAACATCTGGCACAAGTGCAATCTTAGGGTCTTCATTAATAATCCTATTGATTGTAGCTTTAACCCAAGCGTCTGATTTAATTTGTCTAACTATTTTGGTCCCAAAGTATTCCAAAAATTCTCTATTAGTCATTTTGCCAGTTTTATTATCAGGGTTGGTTGGCATATCGCTCCAAGATAGCGAACACTTCATATTTTTTTGCTTATCAGTACCATTCACTTGTGCTATATTTAGTCCAAATAAATCTGCTGATAGCTCTTTAAGCTTATCTGCAAAATGGTACGTTTTGATATAAGGCCAAAGTTCTCTATGAGCATATGAAACAAAGTCGTGATCTTTTCTAGTTACATCCAACATTCCATAGCCATTTTTACCAGACTCGTCTGTTGTTTCTATGATAAGCTTACCTTCTTCATCTAAATAGAAATCAGAAATCATGCTCATTGTTTTTAATAGTGAGCCATTAATGTAGTTTGCTACAGTATTTTTACCAGACTGCTTCCTTCCAGAAATACCAATAATCTTAACCATCAGTAAGTACCCTTTATTTGTGGCAATATTTTACTCTGAACTTGTTCTATGCTCATATCCCCAACATCCTTATTAGATATTTTAGGGAATGTTAGCTTGTACATTCTTCCCAATTGTCTTTGAATTTGTATTTTTGACTCTCTACCAGCTTGATCGTTGTCGGTTAATATGATTATATGTGTCATCGGCATCTTTAACAACTTGTCTTCTTGTTCTTTACTGATCGTTTTGCCAAAAATACTCATAACGTTGGTGACTCCAGCCTCATATAATCGCCACACATCGCCCTGACCTTCAACTATAAATAAACATCCGGTATCTTTGACGCGACTAATAGCGCGATGATAATTATAGAAAAAATATCTCTTGTCAAAACCATCCTTAGAATAAAACAAGAACTTAGGTATTTTATATTCCTTGACTGATCTACAAATCATCGCTACTATGTTTGTACCTTCATCATCATGAATTGGAATAACCGCACGATCATAC